ACCCATCGGCCCCGTCAGAGTAATAGACCGATAGCAAGAGCCAGCCTAGTTCCCCGACTAGTCACTGAGGCTTGCGACTACAACGAATAGAAGGGTGGTTGCTATGAGCAACAACTACTGGGATGACGAAGACGACGATAACGACACAGATACAGATACACCAATGGACGGAAGCGACCTCTTAAAGAAGTTGCGTAAAGCCAAGCGTGCAGATGAGAAGCGTATCAAAGACCTCACAGAGCAACTCGAGACTTTGTCCAAAGGACAGCGTGAGAGAATCGTCAAAGAAACCCTAGAAAAGAAAGGTGTCAATCCTAAAGCAATTCGCTTAGTCCTCAAGGACTTGGATGACGTTAACGAGGAGTCAGTGAATAACTGGCTCGATGATAACGCAGACTTGTTCGGACTGCAAACGCAACAGGATGCGCCCGAAGTAAACAGCCAAAATCGTGCAGCATTACGCCAGCAAGATTTGGTTACTCAGGGTGCAATAACACCTGACAGAGCCGAAGATATGTCGATGAGACTTGACAACGCAGAATCTGCGGAAGAAATCATCAACATGATTTACGGTTCACAAAACTAATCATAGTTTCTAACTACTAAAAAAGGAAATAACCTAAATGGCTAACGCATACGTATCCAGTGCCTCCGATTCACTCGGCGGTACAATGGGTAGTGCTGGTTTAGTACAGAAGGCTTATGACCGACTTCTTGAATTCGCTCTACGTTCAGAGCCACTAATTCGTTCAGTCGCAGATAAGCGTCCTGCTAAGCAAAGCATTCCAGGTTCAACAGTTGTTCTACAACGCTACGTTGACCTAACAGCAACAACAACTGCACTCACAGAAGCAGTTGACCCAGATGCAGTAGCAATGACTACACCAACATCTGTTACTATCACTCTTAACGAGTACGGTAACTCTGTTCTTGTAACACGCGCTTTGGAACTATTCAGCCTCGCTGACGTAGACCCAGCAATCGCTAACATCATTGCATTCAACCTTGCAGATTCAATTGACGCAGTAGCAATGGCAACATTGCGTGCTGGTACAAACGTAATCTACTCAGGTTCAACAGCAACATCAACAGCAACAGTTACTGCTGCTGCAACACTATCTTCTGCTAACATCCGCAAGGCTGTTGCGAAGTTGCGTGCAGGAAAGTCAGTAGCCCGTAAGGGTTCACTATACTGGGCTGGTCTCCACCCAGAAGTTTCACACGACCTTCGTGCTGAGACAGGTTCTGCTGGATGGCTACTTCCTAACCAGTACGGTTCTTCACAGGACCGCATCTGGGCAGGCGAGATTGGTACATACGAAGGTGCATACTTCGTAGAGTCACCACGTCTATACAACGCAACAGACGGTGCATCATCTGCACGTGTCTACCGTACTATCATCGCTGGACAGCAAGCGCTTGCAGAAGCAGTTGCTGAAGAGCCACATGTAGTTATCGGACCAGTTGTCGACAAGTTGATGCGTCACCGCCCAATGGGTTGGTACGGCGTACTTGGCTTTGCTCGCTACCGCGAAGAAGCACTATACCGAATCGAATCAGGTTCATCAATCGCATAGTTGGTTGACGGTTGAGCAGGGGGAGCAATCTCCCTGCTTAGCAGTAAATCCATTAGAAGGAGAATCATGGCAAACTGGACATTCACGACACCGTACGTATTAGAAGGTCCATCTGGCGGACACAGGTTGTTTTACTTTGCAAAGTTACGCAAAGGCATTACAATTATTAAACTTGATGGAGAATACTTCCAAACTCGTTATCCAGTAGATGAGGACCTAACTGAATACGAAGAAGTATATCGTGGTGGTTACGAACATACCGTAGATGATGCAACAAAGGCAGCACTTATTGTTGCTGACATTGACGTTACAGAAGCAAACTTTACAGCACAGTAGGAGATGAAATGGGACTACATCAAATACAGACACATGCCCAATATGTAGAGGGCTGTTTCGGATGCAAGGCATCCACACTCGAACTTGGTACAGGAGATGCAACTAGAGACATTTCAGACAAGAAATGGAACTCAGAGTTACAAGCATATCGAGATGCCAAGGCTCAAGGAATTCAACCAGGAGGCACATCACGTGCTCATGTTGAAGCAGCCTACGCTGCATCAGTAACATTAGGTACAGCCTACAATTCAGAGACAATGCCTAAAGCACATCAGATTAACAAAAAAACCGCCGAAGTTATGAAAGAGATTGGACAAGTATAATGCCAAAAGTGGGAATGAAAGAATTTGCTTACACAGCAAAAGGTATGGCAATGGCTAAGGCCGAGGCTAAGAAAACTGGTAAGCCAATGAAGAAGGCAGTCAAGCGCGTAGCAAAGAAGTCATCAATGGTCCGTAAGAAGGGCATGTAATCATGGCATCATATCTAGAAAATTTAATCAAAGAAGCCAAGCAGTACGCTAACGCTAGAAATAAAACTGGCGAGAATTCTGCCAAGGGAAGTTCATACCCACCAAACGTTATGGCTGATGGCGGTAAAGGGCGCGAGTATTACAGAGCCCAAGCAAGCGCTGCTCGTAAGCAAGAAGATTCAGCCTTTGGTCAGATGTTTGGAGCATTGCTTCAGGGTCGCCGTTATGATGACAAGACAGGTAAGTTAATAAAGGCAAAAAAGAAGTAATGGCATATACTAAACCAGAGTTACGGGAAAGCATCAAGAACCGCATTATGGCTGGTTCTAAGGGTGGTAATCCTGGTCAATGGTCTGCACGCAAAGCACAGTTACTAGCACAGGCTTATGAAAAGGCTGGTGGTAATTACTCTGGTGCTAAGACAACCAAGCAGAAGTCTTTATCCAAATGGACTAAAGAAAAATGGGGAACCAAATCTGGCAAGCCTAGTACGCAAGGTACTAAGGCTACTGGAGAAAGATACCTCCCCGAAAAGGCACGTAAGTCTTTAAGTGCATCAGAGTATGCAGCAACATCAAAGGCAAAGCGTGAAGGAACAAAGCAAGGCAAGCAGTTCGTAAGGCAACCTAAAAAGATAGCAAAAAAGACAGCAAGGTATCGATAATGAAAGACTCAAGACTAACACGGGCTGGTGTAGCAGGCTTTAACAAGCCTAAGAAAACACCAAGCCACCCTACTAAGTCACACGTTGTTGTGGCTAAGGTAGGTAGCCAGGTAAAGACCATACGTTTTGGACAACAAGGCGTTTCTGGCTCACCTAAAAAAATAGGAGAGTCTGCATCATATGCAGCACGTAGGAAGTCTTTCAAAGCAAGACACGCAGGTAATATATCCAAAGGAAAAATGAGTGCCGCATATTGGGCAGACAAGGTGAAATGGTAATAAAAATGGCAAAAACAGTAGATAAGAGTTTCTACAATAAAAAAATAAAAGTATCGCAGACAACTATTAACCAGATTAAAAAAATGGGAATGAAAGAAGCGATTGCAATGGTAAAAATGTTTGCAGAGCAGGGTACTGGCATGGGCGCAGATGGAAAAGATGTCCGTACAGCGGGCCGTAGCCAACTAAACGGCGAGTACGCAGAAGGAGTTAAGCGTCTATACGGAAACAAGCGTTATACTGCAGCAACTGCTAAGGGTGCCAATGCTATTCAGAATGCAGCAAATGCTAAGAAGAAGGCTGCTGCTGCTAAAGCAAAGGCTTCAGGACGTCCTGCAGGTTACTAAGAAACAACTATCAAAGGTGGGGACAATGGCACAAGAGACAGTATCAATCGCATGGTGTGACAATGGTATGGTTGATGGCAAGTTTATGCAAGGCGTTACAGACGTTATGCTTAAATCTGGCATCAACTTTACCACCACACTAAGAAGTCAAGGCAATCAGATTGCAAGACAGCGTGAGAAGATAATTCGTTACTGGTATGAAAACAACACCTCAGAGTGGCTCCTATGGGTTGACTCAGATGTTGTTATTAGTCCAGAGAAGTTTAGGCTCTTATGGGATAACAAGGATGTCAAAGAACGTCCTATTGTAACTGGAGTTTATTTTACAACAGATACACCAGAAGAACCTTTAATGATTCCAATGCCAACTATCTTTAACTTCGCAGAAGCGCAAGATGGTGTGGTCGGTATCAAGAGAGTTCACCCAATGCCAGAGAACCAACTTATCAAAGTTGAGGCAGCGGGTATGGGATTTGTTCTTATGCACCGAGATGTAATCGACAAGATTATTGAAGCAGTTGGCAATGAGATTGCTATCTTCAATGAGATTGGAACTGGCAAGTCATTCATGGGTGAAGATATCTACTTCTTTGCACTAGTTGGCAAAGCAGATGTCCCAGTCTATTGTCACACAGGTGCCGTAGTTCCTCACATGAAACGATTCTCATTTGATGAGCATTACTACAAAGCATTTTTTGGCGGAGTTAAAGAAGAAAAGAAATCTAATTTAATCTTGCCAAAGCAAGGGTTAATTACACCTAAGAAGGGTTAAACAATGGCACTAGGTAAAGCAGGCAGTAGCCTAACAGCAGAGTTGAACAGACTTGCTGGGACGACTGGTCTTGATGAACAAGGTGCAGCAAATGCTTGGGCTGCTACAAATGGCCTAGCAACTGTTGGCGCACTTAACATCAAGGTATCAGCAGCACGCACACGTGACAAGTTCAAGGACATCGATGGTGTCTGTAATGAACTTGCTGGAACTACTGGACTAGCAGCACCTGCTGCCCTAAGGAGCATCAACGCATGACAACTACTTTAGAGAACATGATTGATGAAGTTCTTATTAACCTTGCAGGTTATACCTTTCAACAGGACCGCGCAACTCACCTTACAAGTGCAGTAACTACAACAACCTCAACAAGTGCTTCCCCACTTATCCTATCTCTTGGCTCTACTGAATCTGTAGGTAAGGGTATCATTGAGATTGAAGAAGAGTTACTATGGGTTGACTCATATGACCGCATTGCTAATACTGCAACTGTCTCTCCTTATGGACGTGGCTACCTAGGTTCTACTGCTGCTACACACGCTGCAGACAAGAAAGTTACCATTAGCCCAACCTTCCCACGCTACTCAGTTAAGCGTGCAATCAATGATACTGTTAGTTCACTTGGTGCTAGCATCTTTGCTGTCAAGTCAACATCGTTTACATTTAATGCAGCAACGTCAACATATGCATTTACTAACTTAAACATTAAGAACATTATTACAATCTCATGGGAATCAATCGGACCATCTAAAGAGTGGGTACCAATTCGTCGCTACGACTTTGATTCAACCGCAGATTCTACAGCCTTTGGTGCTAACGCACAGACTGTTACACTTGGTGAGTATCCTATCCCTGGACGTACTGTACGCGTAGTATACGCAACAGACCCAGTAGCGTTTACGACTAATGCTCAAGACTACTCAACACAAACTGGCTTGCCAGAGTCAACAAAGGATGTAGCAATCCTTGGCGCAGCCTATCGTCTATTAACATTCCTTGACCCAGCACGCTCATCTCAGGTTAGCCCACAGGCAGACGAGACAGACTCTAAGCGTCCGTTTGGTTCATCTCAAAGTGCAACCAAGCAATTGTATGCTCTATACCAGCAACGTCTCCAAGAAGAAACAAAAGCACAACAGCAGAACTACCCACCTCGAGTTCACTTCTCCCGCCGATAGGAACCAGTAATGACAACTAGAAAATATTCATCACGCTCTCAGCAGACAACGCTGACTGGCGCACTTACATCGTCTGGAACCTCAGCAACTGTTGTATCAGGCTCTGGCTTGCTTGGCGGTATCACCGTCTCTGCTGGAGAACTGTTCACAGTTGTTATCGACCCAGATACGGCTCTTGAAGAAATTGTAGATGTCAGTGCCGTCAGCACTAATACACTAACAATAGTTCGTGGAGTTGACGGTTCAACTGGTCAGGCTCACTCTGCTGGTGCAGTAGTTCGCCATATGGCGATTGGTCGCGACTACCGCGAAGCCAATACCCACATTGAGGCAACAACAGGACACGGTGCAACTGGTGCTGTAGTTGGTACAACTAACACACAGACTTTAACTAATAAGACTTTAACTAGCCCAGTACTAACTACTCCAGCCTTAGGTACTCCTGCATCTGGTGTGCTTACCAATGCTACTGGACTGCCATTAACAACAGGTGTAACTGGAACTCTTCCAGTAGCAAACGGTGGAACTGGTGTAACAACATCTACTGGTTCAGGTGCTAACGTACTTGGAACTAGCCCAACAATTGCTAGCCCAACAATTACTGGTACTGGTGCTATTGCAGGAACTTTTACAGGTAACTTAACAGGTAACGTAACTGGTTCATCTGGTTCAACTACTGGTAATGCAGCAACGGCAACAGCCCTTGCTACTGCTCGCACATTCCAACTAACTGGAGATGTAGAAGCAAGTGGAGTTACCTTTGATGGCACTGGAAATGTAAGCCTAACAACAGTTATTGGTACTGGGGCTATTGTAAACGCAGACGTTAACTCATCTGCTCAGGTTGCTTATAGCAAGTTAAACTTAACTAACTCAGTTGTTAATGCTGATATTAATGCTTCTGCTGCAATTGATAAGACAAAGATTTCAGGAACAGCAATTACTGCTGGAGATACTGGAACAGTTACATCAACTATGATTGCTGATGGAACTATTCTTAACGCAGACATTAATGCTTCAGCAGCAATTGACTGGACAAAACTTGGTATCTCATCAACTGTTTCATCAACTGAAATTGGTTATGTAGATGGTGTTACTTCTGCAATTCAAACTCAGTTAGATGCTAAGTTAGCAACTGCTACTGCAGCAAGCACATACGCTCCACTAGCAAGCCCAGCATTGACTGGTGTGCCTACTGCTCCAACAGCAGCGGCAAACACTAATACAACCCAAGTTGCTACTACTGCCTATGTACAGACAGAAATTACAGACCTTATTGCTGCAGCACCTGGTGCTCTAGATACTCTTAACGAGTTAGCATCTGCTCTTGGTAATGATGCAGCGTTCTCAACTACTGTTACTAACAGTCTAGCAACTAAGTTGCCTTTGGCTGGTGGCACTATGTCAGGTGCAATTGCAATGGGAACTAACAAGATTACAGGTCTTGGAACTCCTACAGTATCAACAGATGCAGCAACCAAGGCTTATGCCGATACAATGCTGCCTCTTGCTGGCGGCACACTATCTGGTGCTTTGGCTATGGGTACTAACAAGATTACAGGTCTAGGCGACCCGACTAATTTACAAGATGCTGTAACAATTAATTATCTTAATAGTACAGTTCTTGCACCATCTAACCTTACTGGTCCGATTACATCAGTTGGTGCAGCAACATCAATCGCATCACAGACTGGTACTGGTACTAAGTTTGTAATGGATAACACTCCAACGCTCATTACCCCAGTACTTGGCGTAGCAACTGCTACATCAATCAATGGAACAACTATTCCAGCATCTAAGACTCTTGTTGCTACTGATTCAACTACTTATGTAGTTCCTTCTCAGGCTGGCAACGCAAGTAAGTTTTTAACAACTGATGGAACAACTTCATCTTGGTCAACAGTTCCTGCTGGTGGAGCAGACGAACAACTTATAGTAATGCAAGCACTCTAACAACGAAAGGTAGTAAACAATGGCTACAGTAACAAGTAAGACTCTCTTTAGGGGAGCAGCAACAACATCAGTAGGAACAACTCTTTACACAGTTCCTTCCTCTACAACAGCAGTAGTAACAAATATTATTATTACTAATACCGCAGGTGCTGCTGGCACATTTACTCTTGGGCTTAATGGTACTAACCTTGCAACAACAGTATATGTAGCAGCCAATGATTCTACCGTATTAGATATTAAACAACCATTAACAGCAACTCAAACTATTACAGGTGGAGCAAGCGCAACAACAATTAACTTCCACATCTCTGGAGTGGAGATTGTCTAATGTCACCAGTTTCTAAATTTTCTAGTTATGGAAAATTCAAGACCATGGCTATGGGTAACATTGCACCAGCAAACCCTACAATTGGCACAGCAACAAATGTTGGCACTAGCCGTGCCTATAATGATGGAGCGGCAACAGTAACATTTACTGCCCCTGCTTCTAATGGCAGCAACTTTGCTATTACTTCTTATACGGCTACATCTAGCCCTGGCGGGTTTACCGCTACAGGTGCTTCTTCTCCGTTAACTGTTACTGGTTTACAATCATCTACTCAATATACATTTACTGTAACTGCTAATAATGCTGCTGGTTCAAGCCCTGCTTCTGCTGCATCTAATAGCATTACTGCAACTACGGTTCCTCAAGCACCTACAATTGGAACTGCTACACGCGGCAACGGTCTTGCAACAGTTACTTACACATCAGGTGCAACTGGTGGAGCAGCAATTTCAACATTTACAGCAACATCAACACCAACTTCAATTACAGGAACAGGCGCAAGCCCAATTACAGTTTCAGGTTTAACTAATGGAACTGCTTATACATTCAAAGTTAAAGCAACAAATGCTAATGGAACTTCTGCAGAATCTGCTGCTTCAAACTCAGTAACTCCTGCTAATCAAACAACAACAGTTGAGTATCTTGTTATTGCAGGAGCAGGTGGTGGTGGAGGCGGTAATTCCAACGCAAATGGAAATGGTGGCGGCGGTGGCGCAGGTGGTTATTTAACTGCGTCAGGTTTTGCAGTAACCGCAGGAGTTTCAACAACAGTCACAGTCGGCGGTGGTGGCGGTGGCGGTGGTGCAACAGCACGCGGCGGCAGCGGTGGTAACTCAGTGTTTAGCTCAATTACTTCAACAGGCGGTGGTGGTGGCTCTTCTGCTGCTGGCCCAGGTATCAACGGCGGTTCGGGCGGTGGTGGCACAAGCATTGTTGGTTCAACCACAGCAGGAACAGGTATTTCAGGACAAGGCTTCGCAGGCGGCACTGGCAATTCAATGTTCGGTTCGACTGGTAGCGGCGGCGGTTCAAGCGGTGCAGGAACAGCAAGCACAGGCGGTTCAGGCGCAGGCGGTGCTGGAACAGCATCATCAATTACAGGCTCATCAGTTACAAGAGCAGGCGGTGGTGGCGGTGGTTATAGCGGCGGCGGCGCTGGAACAGGAACAGCAGGCGGCGGCAATGGTGGAAACGCAAGTGCATCACCGCAACGCAATGGTTTTGCAGCAACAGCAAACACAGGTTCAGGTGGCGGTGGTGCTGGTGCCGATAATGGTGGAACTGGCGGTTCAGGTGGAAACGGCGCTTCAGGCTTTGTTTGCATTCGTTACTCTGATGCTTTTGACTTAGCAACATCAACAACAGGTTCGCCAACTATTACAACATCTGGTGGTTACAGAATTTACCAGTGGACAGGAAGCGGGAGCATTACAATCTAATGGCACATTTTGCAGAACTAGATGAAAACAACATTGTAACTAATATAATTGTTGTTCATAACAACGAGTTGCTTGATGAAAATGGTAATGAGTCAGAGCAAAAAGGTATTGACTTTTGCGTTAATCTTTTTGGTGGTACTTGGATTCAAACATCTTATAACGCCACGATGCGAAAGCAGTACGCAGGCATTGGATTTAGTTTTAATCCATTAGCAGATGTCTTTATCCAACCACAGCCATTTCCATCTTGGTCTTTAGACTCTAATCACGATTGGCAAGCGCCAACGCCTTTGCCAGTTCATACTCCAGGAGATTACTCTTGGCGTTGGAATGAAGAAAGTTTAACTTGGGACGCAGAAGAAATTAACGATGACCCTACATCAGTTGTTTAATGGCACATATTTACATTCACTACAGTAGAGTCAAAGAAAGCCCTTGGGTAGTAACAATAACAAGCGCAGACCGCACGGAACTAATTACGCAAGACCAGGCTTCTGAAGTAGAAATTAATATTCCTTGCAAAACTTTTCTTGGTAAACTTCACTACTTTTATTGCCAAGGTATTGTAACTTGGGATGGCTCTAAAGCAATAATTAATGCAGAATAATTAAGGAGTAACGTGGCAGGCAGAGATTTAACAGATGGTAGAAGTACCCGCTCCATTGCCGTAGACGTAGGTGTAGTTTCATCTACTTCATTGTGGCAGAACACTGATGTGGCCTACGATGTAGCAGTTGGTGGACTTCCATTCATCTATGCAATCAATGATGCACGCCCTTATATCCGTCAGACAGCACCTTTCCGCAAGGACCAGTTTGATAATGGCAATGAACCAGGAGAGCAATCTCTAACTGGTTGGTGGATTCGTTCACAGATGTCGTTCCACTCTGGAGAAGGTATCAACTTCTATGACCCAGCAACTACTGATGAGAATGGTCATTACCGCTTCCACGAAAGTAGAGGCTTAGATGTCTGGACAAAGGGTCAAGTTACTCTACTTAAGCAAACATCAAATATGACTGGTGTAACTAGCGGTACTTACAAACTGTTATCTATAGTAGATGGCTCAACAAATAAAATACTTGGTTGGACTCCAGCAGGCACAACCATTAACAACTACACTGCTAGTGGAACCGCTGTTACTTACACAGATGTAACTGGTATAGCACAACCATTAGATACTGCTATCCTTGCTGTTGCAACAGATGGCACTAATTTATTTATTGCTGACAATGACCACATTTACACAGGTCCTATCTCTACACCTACTGCTGGTTACTCTCGTTACTATAATACTGGTAGCGAAAAAGTAGTATTAGGTTGGGTAAAGCAACGTCTTGTTGCCTGTATTGGTGCATCAGTATATGAATTAACTAATGCTAAGGGTTCGACTCACTCCCTTCCCGCTACGCCTGTATACACACACCCTAATGCTGACTGGACTTGGACTTCCATCTCAGAAGGTGGCTCTGCCATCTACGCTGCTGGATATGCTGGAACAACATCGGCAATCTATAAGTTTACCCTAGCATCTAACGGCGCTATGCCAGTACTTGCATCAGGAGTAATTGCAGCGCAACTACCTATTGGTGAGTATGTTACTAAGATTGAATCATACCTTGGGAAATTAATGATTGGAACAAACAAGGGTGTACGAGTAGCAGCAATATCAGATACTACTGGAGACCTAATCTATGGTCCTCTTACTATTGAAGCAGAAAATACAGGCCTTGACTTTGCCTTTAGAGATACATATGTATGGGTGACAGGAAGTATTGATGGGTATGCTGGTCTATACAGAATTAACCTTGATAATGAGTTAGAAACTCTACGTTTTGCTTATGCTACAGATGCATTCCTTGATGGAGTATCTGGATATGCAACTAGTGTTGACTTTGTTGGAAATACAAACCAGATAGCATTTACCACATCTGGCAGCAATGGCATTGCAATCCAATCTACAACAGACCTATCAACAAGTGGTTATCTTACAACAGGTAACATCCGATACGGAACTCTTGAGCCTAAAAACTTCAAGCGTTTACTTGGTCGTGGTGACTTTACCTATGGTTCAATGACACTTGAAACTGTTGACAAGAACGGCGTTGAGTACGACCACATCTCGTACGATTCTGCCATTCCTCCAATTGAGGTTGGAACATCTAGCCCAGCAACCGCGCAGGAGTATGTAGCCTACAAGTTTATTCTTTACCGCGATACAACAACATCTTCACTTGGACCAACCTTCAAGGGATACCAAGCAAAGGCAACTATTGCTACACCTCGTCAACGCATTGTACGCTTCCCTGTGTATTGCTTTGATGTTGAAACAGATAGATTCAATACTGTAGTTGGGTATGAAGGTCGAGCATTTGACCGAATTCAACTACTAGAAGATATCGAAGAGACAGGCGATGTGCTTACATGGCAGGACCTATCAACTGGCGAATCTCGTCAGGCAGTAATCGAGCAAGTTACATTCACACGCATGACTCCTCCCGATAAGCGCTTTGACGGTTTCGGTGGAGTTCTAGAGATAACAATAAGGACCGTATAATGACTGCATCAAATTGGGCTGGCTTAATCGTAGCAATCATAGCAATCGTATCTGCTTTTGCGGGTTCTGTTAGATGGTTGGTTAAGCATTACCTCTACGAACTCAAGCCCAATTCTGGCAGTTCATTAAAAGATTCTGTCACAAGACTAGAAGAAAAAGTAGAAGTTCTATACCAGATGATGTTACACAAGGGGAGAAATGAATGAAACCTGTAGCCAAGAAAGCCACTCCTGCTGCAATTGCTGTGCTGCGCCAAGCGACGGCACTCAAGCCAAAGCGCAAGAAAGCCTCCGATGGGCTTCTCCCATCTGCTGCTCATATAAATCAGAATCCTGACTCAGACCACAACACTGGTTTTGCGGTAGATTTAACCCACGACCCAGAAGGTGGGATTGATTGCTTTGACTTCTATGAGCAGTTACAAAAAGATAAGCGTGTAAAGTATCTTATTTTCCAGGGCAAAATTTGGTCAATCAAGAATGGCGAGTCTCGCTATACTGGAAGCAATCCACACAACAAGCACATTCATATTTCTATCAAGGATAACTGTGGGAATGATACTTCCCCTTGGTTCCCTTGGTTAGACAAGCCTGCGTTCAAGACTGCCGATGCAGCCCGAGCAGCAGCATTACGTTTCAAGCCACTACCAAAGAAAGAAGCAAACAAATGAAAAACCCACTCAACAAGAAGCAAACAGCAGCCGTTAAGTCATACCTTCGCGCCTTGCTAGCATCAGCCATCGTAATGGGTATTGCCCTTCTTACAGATATGGCACCTCAGTACGCTGTAGTAATCGGCGCATTGGCAGCCCCTGCCGCTAAATGGGCAGATAAGAACGAAGCAGAGTTCGGTCTAGGCTCAGCAGAATAGCATTTAAACGCCTTCCAAGGCACTTTTAAGACAAGAAACCCCCTTACCTTAGTGATTACACTAGGGCGAGGGGGTCTTTTGTCGTTTCTAGAGGTTAGCGCTCTAGTTCTTCTTCAAGTTCTTCTAGGTAAAGCGTGTACTGCTTCCCCTTGACGCGTGCCTTAATGTCGTAATATAATGCCTCCACTAGGTAGAAGGTTGTGATACCCAGTAGTGATGCTGCAAACGTTTCAATGAAATTTGACATAGTACTCCTTAGATATAATATATTATATAATTAACATATAAGGCCGAAGGCCTTTATATAATTACTTACATAACTAAGTATACAGAGCCAGTACCCTAGCGTCGGAGGGCGACGATGCCATTACCCATCTGTATACTTCTACCTATGTCAATCAAACTAGAAGAATATACACTACCAGAGCATATGTCCTACTCTGCGTTCACAACCTACTTAACCTGTGGGTATCAGTACTATCTCGGCAGACTCCTCAACAAGGAAGAAGCCCCATCCGTCTGGTCCGTTGGAGGCTCAGCATTCCACCTAGCATGTGAGAACTACGATAAGGAGAACATGTGAGTACACCAAATGCACTATGGTCTACCGCTTGGGACCTCTGTAAGGGTGATGTCGACCTAACCAATGCTCGCGTTGGTGGTCGTGCTACCAAGGCTAACCCTAACAAGGAAGACCAGACCTTCTGGCAAGCAGCAGGACCACGCTGGGTGGAAGGCTACATTGCATGGCGCAAGACTAACCCTGACTGGAAAATCTGGACAGCACCAGATGGCAACCCAGGCATCGAACTTGCCCTAACCCCTGTCGTCAACGAGGTACCAGTCAAGATGATTATTGACCGCGTATTCGAGGTCAATGGGGAACTGGTCATAGTCGACCTCAAGACATCACAGAACACACCAACTAGCAGTCTACAACTTGGCTTCTACAAACTAGGGCTGGAACAACAGTTCGGTATCGAAGTCAAGTGGGGAACCTACTACATGTCTCGCGGTAATAACATATCCGAGATGGTAGACCTCTCTGAGTACACGTACGAAAAGATGGAGTACCTAATCACGCAATTCGACGCTGCCCGCAAGGCTGCGATATTCTTGCCCAACACAAACAGTTGTCAGTATATGTGCGGGTTAACCGAGTACTGTCAATTCTCTATAAAGAAGGATAAATAAATGGCCGAAGACTGGAAGTTACAAGTATCATATAAGTTAAACTCAGGCGACCTTATCAACGTTCGTGCGCAATCAGCGGATGAACTAAGTGTATTGCTTGAAGGCATTGGCGACTTCGCCACACAGATTGCTGCAACGCAACGATTGCTTTCATTAGCAGGCACGGTAGCCCCTTTATCGACATCGCCTTCAGCCGAAGGCACAACGCCACCGCCTTACTCCGTACCACCCCAGGCGCAGGCTCCGTCCGCTACGGCTCCAGTAACCCAGTCACAGGGTGGACCAACATGCCAGCACGGACCTCGCAAGTACAAGTCGGGAATTTCGAGCAAGACAGGAAATCCATACGCAATGTGGGTATGTCCGATGCCTCAGGGCGCGGACCAGTGCAAGCCAGTCAACTAATACCAGAAGAGTTTCCATTATAAATTAACTAGGAAGTGGTACCAATGAGAACACTAGTACGCTCAGTAGGACGTGCCTCTATTGGAGGGGAACCCTTACCTAGTTCGTTTAGAGCATTCGAAGCGAACAAGATTATTATTCGTCGTTCAGAAGTTTCTATGTTTGCAGGTGCTCCTGGGGCTGGTAAATCAACACTAGCCCTAGCACTTGCACTCAAAACCAACGTGCCAACATTGTACATATCTGCGGATACCAATGCACACACGATGGCTATGCGCCTAGCATCTATGATATCGGGGAAGAGTCAGTCAGATGTGGAACAGAAACTTAATACTGATGTTGGTTGGACTAAAGCAGTCCTCCAAAAAGGAAACCACATAGTCTGGTCTTTCGAATCATCACCAACCTTAGAAGACATCGATGAGGAAGTCCAAGCCTTTGAGGAACTATGGGGATGTAGTCCTCACCTTATTATCTTGGACAACCTTATGGATGTTGCAACAGACGGAGGCGAAGAATTCGCTTCTATGCGAGCAATTATGAAGGAGTTGAAGTTCCTTGCGAGAGACACTAACGCTGCGATTGTGGTACTACATCACACTTCAGAAGCAGTTCCTGGGAATCCTTGTCAGCCAAGAAGCGCAATACAAGGGAAAGTTTCTCAGTTACCTGCCCTCATATGCACGCTTGGCACAGTTGGCACATCGATGGGCGTGGCATCAGTCAAGAATCGCTACGGAAGAGCAGATGCGAATGGAACTCTCATGACATGGCTAGCATTTAATCCAGAGTACATGTACATAGACGACATTCCAGAGAACGTATGACAACCAGAAAATCACACAAGACTAGAGGAGCAACATATGAAACAGACATCAGAGATTGGTTTCGAGCAAATGGATACGATTCTGAGCGACTTGCTCGAACAGGTGCAAAAGATGAGGGCGACGTTGTTGTACGCTCAGGCTTCCTTGGTAGAATTGGCGTTATCGAATGCAAAGCGCCAGGTGCAGGCAACGCCATCGACCTCAGTGGTTGGAGTAGAGAAGCCCAAGTCGAAGCCAAAAATTACGCCGCATCCAGAGGGTTGGGAGAGAGAGCAACGTTGGCGGTACTACTCATCAAGGCAAGAGGAAAGTCAATAGAAGATTCGTATCTAGTATTAAGGTTGGGCGATGTATTTGGTGGATGACTTACCAGACATAGTATTGGTGTTGAAGCACTATGGTGCTAACATTAATCGTGCGTCTGGTCAAGTCAACATCAAGTGTCCGTTCCATAATGACAGTCACGCAAGTGCAAGTTTTAATACAAAGCAGAATATATTTAATTGCTTCGCATGTGGTATGCAAGGTAACAGTATCCAGATAATTGCTAAGCAAGAGAGGTGTGATATACGTGAAGCAAAGTCTATCGCAGAAGGAATTACTGGGGAGAGCAGCCAACAAGTACGCGGGAAGCATCTCTCTGGCGGAAGATTACCTAGCAAGTCGGGGAATAACAAGGGAAGTAGCGCGTCTGGCGCGATTAGGCGTAGTAGAGGAGCCTGAGGCTGGACATGAACAGTACACAGGACGACTTAGTATTCCGTACATCACGAAGACTGGCGTTGTTGACCTGCGCTTTCGCTCTCTTAATCCTGCCGTTGAGCCGAAGTATATGGGCATGGTTGGCGTTGATACTCGCATGTACAATGTACTTGACATTGAGATTGCTGGAGATTGGATTGGTGTATGTGAGGGAGAGTTGGACACACTTACAATGTCTAAACTCGTCGGTATCCCCTGTGTCGGTGTCCCAGGAGCCAACAGTTGGAAGAAGCACTATACAAGATTGCTTGCAGATTTTGAGAGAGTCTTTGTATTCGCCGACGGAGATGCCCCTGGGCGTGAGTTCGCGGCAAGCCTCTCTCGAGAACTTCCTGTCACCACTGTCACCTTTGGTGACGGAGAAGACGTCAATTCGGTATACATCAGACACGGAGCGCAGTACATCAGAGAAAAGATGGGGTTAAACATTGATTGAGATTCCGCAGTGCAAGATATGTGGCACGAATTTTGATAACATCTTTGATGCAGTCAATCATCTTATGGATGATGAGGATGAAGTCTTTGACCCGATACTTAAACTACCAAATGGTTACTCGTTACTCCTCGGTTCCTTACTAGAAAAACTGTACAGGAATGCAGAAGATGTGGCACTCGTCAAAGATATTACTGAGATGACATACGCTACATTGTACGCAGCACAGACAGATGTAACACAGATGAAAGGCTTAGTCGAAGATGCAATCATCAAGCAACACATGGTAGACATAGATGAAGAATTAAAAGAACTATTAGAGGGGGATAAGTGAATCAAAAAGTGGTAAAGGAATTGCATTTGGAAACTCATTTAAGTAATACAGTTTATGAGTTGTCTCAACTCCTCATTAGCAAGCACCAAGACTATGGTCCAAAGAATATATCACACGCCCCTGGCGGTGCTATCAATGGACTGCGGGTAAGAATGCACGACAAGTTAGCACGCATCAACAACTTAGTTGACACCAAGGCTAACCCACAACATGAATCACTTGAGGATTCATTTAAAGATATGGCAAACTATGCAATCATCGGATTGCTAGTAATGAGAGGGCAATGGGATAACGAATGAAAATCTTTGGACCATACAAGGGCAGTAAACAAAACGGCGGGAGACCAATCTATGTCTTTAAGCGCAAGAAAAAGGACGGCACTACTACCACTACGTCTTCGAATAAGGCTCGCGTGGATTATGAAAAAGCAACAGGTAAGAGCCTCCCGAGAAAGACGGATGTTGACCACAAAGATAATGGTGGCAGAGCGGGACGAGACGGCATAGGCAATCTCCAAACAATGTCTCACTCGGACAACGTTGGTAAAGAAAACAAACGTCGAGCAGTCAAGAAGACTGCCAAAAAAGTTATTAAGAAAGCGGCAAAAAAGAAATGAAAACTATAGTTTGCATCTCCGACCTTCAAGTACCGTACCACGATGTAGAAGCCACGAAGGCTGTGGCTAAGTTTATCAAGGAGTACCAACCAGATACTGTTGTATCCTGTGGTGATGAAATGGATATGCAAACTATTAGCAAGTGGAGTAAGGGTACCGAACTCGAGTTTGAGCGCTCTATCGGGCGGGATAGAGACCTCACTCGTCAAGTTCTGTACGACTTAACTGTCGAGCACATGGTTCGTAGTAATCATACAGACAGATTGTTTAACACAGTTGCAATGCGAGCCCCAGGTCTACTCGGGCTACCAGAATTACAACTTGAGAACTTTCTTGGCTTGAAAGAATTAGAGATTCAATACCACGTTGACCCTTACGAACTAGCCCCTGGCTGGTTACTTATGCATGGTGATGAGGGTAATGTCCAGCCTACAGCAGGTGCTACAGCCCTTGGTCTAGCCAAGCGTAGCGGTATGTCCGTAGTATGTGGTCATACACATCGAATGGGCTTGACTCATCATACTCAAAGTTATCGTGGCGGTAAGCCTAAGACTGTATGGGGTATGGAACTAGGCAACCTCATGGATTATCGTAACGCTAAGTACATCAAGGCTGGTCTGTTTACATGGCAGCAAGGCTTTGGCATTCTTCATGTTGATGGCAACACAGTTGTTCCACAGATAGTACCTATCGTTAATAATTCATTCACAGTAGAAGGAAAAACCTGGAAATGGTAGCAAAACTTGTACTAGACCCAGCATCTTCTATGCGTGCTTTTTATTTTAATAAAAAAGATGAGCGAGTCTTGTTTGGTGACATACGAGAAAAAGAAACACATCTGCTCACTAATGGACAGACTATTCACATTGAACCTGATGAAGT